TCTTTCTAATGCGAAGAGTGCAGCAGTTCCCGCAGCTGCTAAGAGAACCCAATAGACTTTATCTATCTTACCGCCCAATTTCTCGACGTCCTCGTGTACATGTTTTAAGTTTTTCTTGACACCTGAGATGTGTCCGTACAAAGATAAAATGTGTTCTCTAGTTGTTTTAGGTTCTATCGCCATATTAGTTGTTTCCAAAAAGTATTTCGTATTTCTGAGCTTGTGTCAAGCTGTTAAAGTCCCCTGGTATTAGTCTTTGATTTGCAGTCATAACCGCAGGATCTGCACCAGTTACAACTGGTGGTAATTGACCTACCGGACCTAATGTAGGTTCAGGTAAGTTTGCAAATGGATTTATTATTTCTGGTATGCTTTCTTGTGTTAAAGGCACTCTGGCTAATTGATCTTTAATATTAAATAATACATCAGCCGCTTCTTCAAAAGGATTAGGCAATCCTAATTTTCTAGCATTATCCGCGAAAGCTTTTATTACTTTATCTGAAATATTAAGAGGTCTAAAAATTCCATTTGTAACAGTTGCATATGTTGTGCCTCCAACTCTGTCTATTGCTTGTTCTGCAATTTTATCTTGTTTCATACCTAAAACTTCTGCTGCTTCCATGTCTCTATAAAAATCTCTTGTATTTTGAAACAAAGCTCTGTTTGCATTTATGTATGCATCAACAACGGCTTCTGCTGATACAGGTCCACCTTTTAAAACCTCTGTTGTAAATAACTGTCTAGAGTTTCTAACTCCTTTTTGATATTGAGCAATTTTAAATTTAAAACTTCTTTCTGGTTTTACTGGTATTGCTCTTGCACCAATAAATCCTAACGCCTCATTACCTAATTCATAAGTTTCACCATATTCATCAAACTTACCTTTTGTTACAACACCCACAGGCTCTGCTTTATTTTTAAATGCAAGACCTAACCTTTCAAATTGTTTTGCAGAAAAAGGCATTTGTGCCTCTACTAAATGTTTTATACTTTTTGATATTTTTGTTCCATCTGTATCGTCTTCATTAAATACTCTTGTTCCTCTTCTTGTTCTACCGCCTCTTGCCGCAAGATCTAATAAAGCCTCTGTCCAGATAGATTCTGATATAAATGGCTCTCCTAATTCTGATGTTGCTACAACCACTCCTTTTATAAAATCATCCATAATACCATCAGCATCTTGTTCACCAGCTTGCACCGCGTTAACAACTGCTTGTATTGGTCTAGATATTGTATCGTATGCATTTGCGTGTGAAAAATCTACGTATTTTAATTTACCCGCAGCATCTCTCAATGGAACTAAAACTGAATTTTTAGACCAATCAGCTACGTATCTTCTCATTGCTTTCATTTCATCTTCGGTAACATTATATAAAGCTTTAGTTATTTCAGTGGTTGCATACGGAACAGCTGCTGTTGTTACACCCATACCAAACAATCTTTTCATTCCAATGCTGTAAAGAGGATTATCATTTTTAACAAATCCTTTTCCCTTTTCAAAAACTCTAGGTAAATAACTAGGTCCTATTGTTTCTTTTGAGTGAACTATTTCACTTAAACCTCTTCTTATAACATTAACACTTGTTCTAATTATTTCCGCAGGAAATGACACAAAGTTACCTACAGGAAATCTTCGTAGTCCCTTAATAAAAGAACCCACATAATCATAATTAGGTATATTGTTTCTAACAATACTAGCTGCTTCTTCATCTAATTCATCAACTGTTTTTTTTATTCCTGCATTTGCATACGCCTTACCTAATCTAGCTTTCTCACCTGCCCAGGATACAATTTTCCAAAAGTCATCCTCAGCTGTATATAAATCTTGTGATACTTGTTTTAATTTAGATAATGGTTTTAATAATGCTCTTGTTGCTTTATCTCCAGTAACAGTTGCACCAAAATCAATATCTTCTAATAATCCTCGTAGATCTCCTAGTCTTACGTTAGAATTTACAACTCCTAATCTTAAAAGTTTTCTGTAAAAATCATTTTGTTTTCTTGTGCCAATTAATCCTGTTTGTAATGCTTGATATGCATCTTTAATTGCAGTGGGTGATGGTATGATACCATTTGCCGTTGCAAACGCACCGGCACTAAAAAAGTTTCTCATATGTGTAACTGGTGATAAAATTGTTTTAGCAATCTGTGATGTTGCTTTTGGATATAATATTAATCCTTCATAAATTCGTGCGCCAGTGTTTTTGTCAATGTATGCTTTGTTTGTTTCTTCTAATGCATCAGCTATCTCATCGATTGCATATTTGCCATTGATAGGATTTGTGATACCTGCTTCTAATGCTTTATTTGGATCCACATTTATTTTTCTAATGTTTGGACCCAAAGCAGCAAATGCCTCTGCTTCATCATCATAAAACATACCACGTTTACCTGCAGCTTTGTCAGCATCAGATTGTTTAACCAAATCATCAAAAAATTCATTACGTCTGGTAACTAAAGATAATCTACTTGTGCCTGCAAGTATTGTCTGCATAGGATTTTTTTGCTCTCCTAATAATTCTTTAATAACTTTCTGTGCATTTTCTGGTAGGTTTACCATGTTAGCATAGCCTTTTGATGTAACTGCATCATCTAAAACAGTTTTACCTACAAAAAAATCTGGTATCTGAAATACAACGTTAGATGGTTTATCCATTTTAAATCCTTTTGGTAATTGTGCTGTCTTAACTAATCTGTTTACATAATACTCTGCTTGTTGTTCTGATATTGGTTTACCATTTTGTCTTGCAACATCTCTAAATAAAGTTACTGCTTTTTGCACAGCTTCATCGGTAGGTCGGTAACTTAAAAAAGGTATTATAGATCTGTTAGAAAATATATCGTATGTAGAGCCTAAGTAGTCTTGAAACTTTTTACCAAATAATTGTTTAAATTCTTTAAATGCTGTTTTATCTCTTGCAATTTTACCACCCAGTGCACTAAACATTTCACCCCAACCAGTTCTAATAGAATCTAAATTATTAAAAATTGCTTTTCTTATTTCTGGTTTAGCTTGTGCTTTGTTTAATAATTCATCAACAACTTTTTTCTTTGCTGTATCTATTTCACCAAAAATAACTTTACCTGTTCTGTCACTAACTTTAGGTGTACCTGATAACATAGCTTCATTCAAAGCTCTTAATAAATTATTTCTATCTTTTGCAACTAATTTATTTGTAACTGTTTTGTACGCAGGAAATATAGCGTCTATATTTTTATCTAATTCTCGTGAAACTTGCTGTGCAAAGTTTATATCACCAGATCTTGCACCAACTTGTTGTCTTTCTATGTCAAAAAATTCTTGTGTCTTACCACCTCTTGCTCTAACTTTAGATGCAACCTTATCATAAAATCTATCTAGTTTAGAATTAGAGAATCGCATTTCTCTACCTCTTTTAGATAATTGTTTTAATGTAGAACCAACACCACCAATCAATCCTGTAAATAATGCACCCTCCGTGCCAAACTTAACTCTGTTAATTAATTCTCTTTCTGGATCATATTCATCATCTCTTTCTAACTCTGTAGGTCCACCTAATAGATCACCAAATGTACCTGCCTCCTCTACATCACCAACAAATACACCTTCAGCCAAACCTCCAGCTGTAGCACCACCAATAAATTTTGCAGTCTTACCTTTTCTATTTAATTGATCTGCTGTGTTTGCAGCATTACGTAACGCCTTACCACTTGATCCTGTTAGTTTAAAATAATTACCAGCTTTTTTAGCTTGCACAGCTTTGTTTGCTAAACTTGTTCCTGCTTTAAATGCAACACCACCAGGTAAACCAACATTTGTTAATAATCTTGTAATCTTACCTGCAGCTGTAGCCTCTGCTTTTTCATCTAAATTTGTAAGATCATCAAAATATTTTTCTATTTCTGCTGCTTTGTTGGTATCATTTGTTAAATCATAGATACTTGCACCTAGTGAGAATAAACCTTTTGGGATGTCAATTAAACCAGATCCGATACCTGCAAAAATAGAAGCAAGTGTGCTTACTTCATTATTTTCTTCTGGTGTAATTGTTGTTGATTCTGTTTTGGGTGATAGAAGTTCATCTAAACTAGCCATGTGACCTCCTAACTATAACTTCTGTCGAAAACTACTTTTTTATCTTTAACTTCAAATATTAATTTATTTTCTTTGTCGCTATAAAAACCATCGGGTAATTGAGTTGATCTATCTGCTTGTATAACATCAACAGCTGTAACATCCCCTTTATAATCATTTCCATAAAATGCTTCTACAGCTATTGCAAAACCTGATGGTAATATAGTAGGACCAACCATATGTTTACTTAACTCTTCAGCAAAAGTCCCTGATTGTTTTGTAGCTCTTCTGATAGCCTCATCTTTATCTACTCCTTGACTTACTAAATAATCTACAGTTTTTTGTACATTACCTGGAGCATATTGTTTTTTCTTATCTTTTAATCTAGCAATATCTTTTGCACCTTTCATTTTAAATTCTTCTATTGCTGCAAGTCTTTTGATATCTGGTGCTTTACTCTTAACTTGTGCTGCGTCTGCTATTGCCTCAAATCCTCTACCTTCAAAAAATGCTTTTGATGCTGCAGCTAGTGCATCCTCTGCATACTCTCGTCTAGCTCTGTCTAATCCTAAAGCTCTTTCAAGATCACTCATAGTTACTTCTGGTTCATCATCTTTAATTTCAACTTTCTCTGTTTCTTTTAATTTAAATTCATCTGGATTAATATTTGTCGTTTCTAATCCTGCTTCTACATTTGCAGTTTCTCCTAAATCTATATCACCTGTATCAACGCTATTTGTATCAACAGCTGCATCAGTCATTATAGTTCCTGCGTCTGCTAGTAATGGAAATTGGCTTACTTGTGGAAATTCTTCATATAAAGGTGTATCTATAAATTTAGGTCTTCTTTGTGTTCCTATGTTCATTCGTGGATTAAAGAATGGATTTACACCTGCAATTCCTAAATTTCCACGTCTAAATTTTTGTCTTGCACTTTGCGTAATTGCACCACCATTATCATAACCAACTCTACCACCATTTTCATAACCTAAATTTGATGTGATCCCCGTGCCACGGCTATCTACCGGACCACCTCTAAACATCGGTCGTCTTAATATTCTACTCATTATCCAAAGATTCCTAATTTAGAACCAATGCTAGCAAGACCAGTTCCAACACCTAATGCAGTTTGTAATGGACTAGTTGGTGCTGCTGGTGGTTGATACCCGACTGTTTGAGTCGGGAATGCACCAGGTTGTACTTGTGCAAGTTGTTGACCAACTAAACCTAATCTAGTGAATGGTTCGAATTCTGCTTCTCTTGCTGCTGCCGCTGCTGCATCTAAGACTGCTTGTTGTTGTGCTTGACCTGCTTGACCTAATTGTGTTTGGTAAGTGCCAAGACCTTGTCTTGCAGCTAGATCTTGTGCTGCCGCTGCTTGTGCTTGTTGAAATCCTTGTGCTAATAATTGTGCTTGTAATCCTGCTCTGCTTTGTGCTGCACCTCTTGCAGCTTCTGCTGCAAGTACACCTTCTCGTCCACCACCAAAAGCTCCAGCTCTTATCGCTGCATCACGTCTTGCTGTATCTGCAATTGCTTGTTGTCTATCAAATTCTGATAAAGTTGTATCAATCACCTCTTGTTGATAAGGTGACATAAAAGGTCTAAAAGCTTCTGGTCCTGTAAGTGATTCTAATCCTGCTGCTGCAGTTCTCGCATCTTGTTGTAGTTGTGACTCTGCTGCAATCTGTGGTGCAAACGCACCTACATTAATTTTTTGACCAACTAAAGGATCTATTGCTTTTAAAAAATTTGTAAGTGATGCTTCTAGTACCGGTGCTGGTCTTGTTATTGTAGTTGTTTCAGCCATTATGCTCTCGCCTCTAATTTGTTCATTGTCTCGTACATTCTTCTTGCACCTTTATTAATATCTCCACCGCCTGCTCCTCTTACAGCATCGGCTGTCATAACAAATTCGTTTTTGCTTAATCTTGCAGGGACGTCATCCGCTCTCTCTTTTTTACCTATTGGCACAAATCCACCACCTCTTAAATCCATTTCTTTGCCACCAAGATCCATTATACCACCATCTTTCATTTTTACAACACCTCCATCTTTAGCAAGAAGTGTATCTAAACCTAACAATGTTAAAGTTTCATTAATAACGTCATCTGAGTGTTGTCCTGCTGTCATGGCTGCAATAACTGCTGATCTTCTAGCATTATCATCAGCTATTTGTGCCTCTCCACTTATTCTTTCAAGTTCTGCTAATTCAGCATTATAGTCTTCTAAAGCTTGTTGAGCTGTATTTACAGCATCTTGTGTAATTCTAGTTGTTAGCGTTGGAGATGCAGCTTTAGCTAATGCTTTTGTTGTTGCTTTAAAACCTCCAGCAGTCTTTGGTGCTTGTAGCATTTTTTCTATTCCTTGAATTCCTGTTATCCCTAAATCTTTTGCTTTAGTTAAAAAAGATCTGTTTGCCATTTCTGATCTAAAAAGTTTAGGAGTTAAAGATCTACTAATGCCTTGATCAGCTAAACCTTGTGCAGTTGTTACTCCTGTTGTGCCTGGAGCTGCTAAAAAACCAGACGCTGCGGCTGACAACACAGGTAAAAGATCAAAGTCTCCCTCTGATCCTTCTTGCGCTAATTCTGCACCTAAAGCTCCTAAACCATACAAACCTGCTGCTTTATATTTACCAAGACTTGCAATACCTTGACCAAAGGTCCCCATTGGCCCTAATACTGGAGCAACGGCTGCAATATAAGGTAAGAAAGGTTTTATCTCATTAGGTACAACCTTATCTAATACCTTTGCTACTGGTTTAGTTATCTTCTTAACTGCTTTTTTAAAACTACTTCCTATTCCCATGATGTTCTAATTTACTTGTTTTTATCCTAATAATCAATCGCTGATATTAAAGTCAGCGCCTATCTTTATTTCTTCTACAGTAACGTTAACATCTCTCCTAATATGCTCAGATTTAGTCTCTGTATTAGGATTTTGCACATCAGCCAGAGCTTCAGCATCTGACATGTACTCTTGACCTGTTACTGTATTTGTTAGAGTTACCTCTGTTTTAGGCGTAATTACTGGCACTCTTTTACCATTAATTGTTTCATACCTAACAGAGGCTTCTGTTTCTATAAACGGCATTATCTATCCTCCCTATTAATTTCTAGCACTGATGCAATCACATCTGCATTACCACTACTTGCTTGTACTTTTAATATCTCACTTTCCATCATAATTAAAGGCTCACTTAAAACTTGTTCTTTTTCATTAGCAGATAAACTAACTTGGTTATCTACTACAAAAATATTAGAGCTGGCATCAACTAAAGTAACTTTAATTACAGCGGAACCTGCTGCATCTTCAGCTGCTAAAATAGATTTAACAATAGCACGAGAGTTACCTGGCACTGTGTATAAAGTTGTTAGATCTGTATTTGTTAAACTTTTCTTTTCGTTTTTATATATATTTGCCATTAACCTAATCCTAACCAAGTAAATCTTTCTTGGTCCTCTTTTTGTTGTGTTAAATATGTTGAGTTTAATTGTTCTATGATTGTAGTCAAAGCTCTGTTTATTTGTCTTTGGTTATCTTCACTATATTCTTTTTTAGGTTCTGGTAACCTTACTACTACTTTTGTCATTATCCTCTCCTTCCATCAGGTTGTAAGTCTACTTGAAATGTACCAAACCGCCATGATTCACCTACACCAGTATTTTCTATTTTTATATTTGCATATCGTCCTCTCGCACGTGTATCAACTTTAGTTGTGCTAGATGTAATTGTAAAGGGACTTAATGATGTTTGAGTATCATCATCAGCAGGAAAATCTTTAATAGCTAATGTAATTTGATTGTTACCTGTTAATACTTTAAAGTTTGGTAAAAATCTTCTCATAGCTAAAAATATTTCACTCTGATCTTTTTGTAAAGAAAAACTAAATGATTTAATAAAAGATGTTAAAGCGGTAACACTACCATCAGGATTAACCTGATCTGTTCCTATCTCATGTTCAAAAAATACTGTTTGTCCCAAACCTGTTTCACCAATAATTGATGGGAATGTTCCTGTGTTAGAACTATTGTAAGCTGTAGCATATGGTTTAGGATATACTAATGAGTCAATCCAACTTGTTCTAATTGAATTTGTATTTGTACCTGTATACCAATTACCCATAGGTAATCTTGCATTATCTTGACCATAATTATAAACAACATACCTATCATTAAAATCTGCGTTTTGAGTTGGATACCACCAGATTACTTCTGTAAATAGATTATTAATACCAGCATTTATTTGTTGGCCTTTTGTAGTATTACAATCATCATAAACAAAATCTTCAACACTACATGGCAAAGTATTAACTGTACCATCAAAAGAAAAGAAACCATTGTTACCCATCCAGTATGCAACACCATCAATTTCTATCGCTGCATTTTTACCAATCAATCCACAGTTTGTGCCAACTTGTTCAAATCCAAATGTAAACGGAGCTCCAACAAATTTCATTGTATACAAAGCATTATCTGTCCAAATTAAAATATTTTCTTTTGCAACTAGACCACCCATAATTTTTGTGCCATCTTGTAGTCTTTGTGTGCCTGCAGTATTAGTTGCTTGCGGTGTATATTTATTTATATTTTCATCTTCAGAAAATCTTATAAACATATCATCCTGTGTATCAGGACTTCCTATAGTTGTTTCTGTTCCAAGATGAATTAAGTGTCTTGTTGTTGGTGATATCAATGTAACTCGAGTAGCTGTGGGGTTACCGGTATCTGTTGCAGCATCTATTCTTGTTTCAAATCCTGAAGTTACCATAGAAGCTCTTGTTGTAAGTCTTGCTGTAATACCAGCGTTCCAAGTAAAAGTTTTACCATTTGCAATGGTTGCAACTAACACTTCACCAAAATTACTTAATGACCAAAGGCCTGGTTCTAATGTTACTGATGATGCTTCTACTGCACTTCCAAATCCAGAAAAGCTTGTAGCATTTGTAACTGTTGCACCACTGCTGTGGGCCTGTCCGTTCGATGTACCAAATGTTGCTGTACCTAACGCTCCTCTAGTAATACCTGTAATATCAGATCCTGCAATACCTGTGTATGTGATTAATTCATTAGCAACAGCTATTGTGCCTGTTGTTGGAAGACCAGTTGTCGATGTTAAAGTTATCGCTGTCCCCGATCCACCTGTACCAGCTGTATCCGCGAGCAACGATCCGTTAAGAGTTGTTGTCAAAGCACCAGTAATTGTACCACCATAATTTCCAATACCAAAACCATAACCATAAGATTGTGCTGCAGGTCCAACTGGTTGATAAACTTTAACAGTCATACTACCACCTGTTGATATAACTGCAGATGCTTGGTTTAAAGAATTAATTGTAAATGTTGTAGGAGTTGGAATTGTTAATACTTGAAATAGTTTATCTTCAAAATCACTTGCATTTAATCCTGTGCCACTTGGTAAAGTAACTGATGATAATTCTATAATATCCCCAACAGATAAATCATGATCGGTGCTTGTTGTGATAGTACAAGTTTTAACTGATGTACTATCTGTTGCTAATGTTGAACTTGTTAGAGTATCAACAACTCCAGCATTGTTACATCTAAAAGGGGTGATATCAAAAAGTTGACCTTCAAAATATAATAATAAAAATTTATCTGTACCAAGTGCAACATATCTATTACCTTCAGTGTCTACAAAAGCATGTTGTTTTCTAGCAACACCGACAATAGAATCATTAAGTAATGATTGCCAACCACCAACTTTTTCTGGTAAGCCATATCTAAATCTTACATTATCAGAATCAACCCAACGACCCTCTGCTCCAACAGCAGTGTCTTGTTTGTCAATACCAGGAGCAAACTTAATTTTAGTAAGCATGCTTTACTCCTATGATGTACTATTAGTTTTTATTTGCCAGCCCTTTGTGGCAGTTGTAAAGATTAGTGTTACACATTGATTGTTTGTAGTTAAATCTAAATCAGATGTTCCACCTTGAATATTTGATCCGTTTCTTCCAACTATACATTTGTTAGTTCCAAAACCGTTAGATGCAGATACATCCATAATAGTTACTTCATCACCTTGTGCAGGTGATGCGGGAAGTGTAATTGTTACAATATTTGCAACGGTGTCAACACCGATTTGATCTCCAGCAACTGCTGTGTATGCTGTTTTGCTAGCTGCAGTTACTTCTGTAAATCCTTTTTCCATCATGGCTAAAGTTGTAGCTGGAACACTACCTCTAGAATAAACTAAAACTTTTGCACCTTCTGGAAGAGGCACTTGTGTAGATGCGCTTTGACCTGTTGTTAATAAAGTTACTGTATAACTATCACCAGCTCCACCTCTAGTGGTTCCATCTTCTACAAAAAATACTCTGTTAGCATTACCACCAGATGTAGTTGCAGGCATTGTTAAACTAGCATCACCAGATAAAGTCCCTGTAACTTTAATATAAAGATTTTTACCATTCGCGGTCGCCGATCCATCTGATAAGTCTAAGTTAACATTACCAGAACTTAAAGTTACTTCTACATAACCTGATGTTGCTGTTTGTAATAATTGTAAGTTAGTATTTGTAATAGCTCCCCATAGACCTGCTTTTTCGCCGGTTGCTACAAGTTCTAATGATAAATCTGATGAAAATGTTGATGCCATATTAATAAGGTTTTATTGGTGTCCAAACCATTGTTGCTCCTGGTACTATATCATTCCACGTAATAACTCCTGGCTCTACTGTATCTAATGATAAAGCATTACCAGTAAGTGTTAAATTTGCGTCAGCAGTTATTGTAACATTACCTGTGGCCAAGGTCAAGTCAACACCTGAAGGTAAAACATCTATATCTATGTTAACTTCTACGTTACCTGTATTTAAAGTTACTTGAGATCCTGT